GTCCCAGGTAACCCAACCGGTTTGCGGGATCATGCGCAGCCATGCCCCGCCGGAAAAATGCGCCACGCTGTCGTCCCAACCCGCCCAGGCACCGCTTGCGACCGCTGCAACAATATAGCGATCGCCATCGGTCGGGTTTGCGGGCGGCACGGTTATTATGGAAGAGATCACCGAGAGCTGGACCAGCCCGTCGAGGTGATCGAGCGCCTCATTTACCGTGATATGTTTTTGGGCCTGTGCGGCCGCCAGATATGGCAGGGCAAGGTTCGGGGTATTGGTCATAGACTTTCCTTGATGGTGAGGGTTTGAATAAGTGGTACGCCCCGACCAAGTGCGCCGATCTGATACAAACGCACAGACAGCGCGGTGACTGGTCCTCCAAAATCAGCATTCTGCATCGCGGTGGTGTAAGTGAACGCGCTATTGGTAAGGCCGGAGACTGCGCGAACGACCGCGGCCCCATTCAGGATTTCGAGATCATAGCTTTCGCTTGTCTCAACCATCGGCGCATCCGCCAGCACCCAGCTATCTGCCGAAAGCGCTCGGTCACGGCGCAGCCATCGCAAGGCCAAATCACCATTGGCCTCTCTGCGCATTCGCAGCTGAGCCGGTGCGAATGGCTTCAGACCCCTTCCCTCTGGGGTAAATGTCAGCGCCGTCATCAAAGCGTCCGACGGCGCGGCACTTGCTGGTCCCACACGCCAGTTCCAGGGCAGGCCAAGATCAGCTTCAGAAATTGAGAGACGTTGTAGCGCTGAATCCAGCACGATGATGCGCGCACCAGCCGGGGTTGGATTGCGCATAGCATCTTCGGTGCCGCGTTGTCCGCGCAACAGGCGGGTCAGGCGATAGCGCCCTGTGGCCACCAGTTCCGCATTGGCAAATTGAATGATCTCCCAGACGCCGGGTGCGCTCTCCATCGCCAGTGAATTGGCCCCGGCAAATAGCTCCGCATCGGTGACGCTGGTGAGCGTGCCGGAGGACATATCAACCAGCAGTTCATTGCCCTGATCAAACCGCCAAAGAGGCCCGGCGGGCAGATCAGCGGCGAGTGTGCCCATTTGCGCTGCCTGGCCGACGATATCACGCAAGGTGAAGCCTGCCTGTGATGAACTGCTCGAGATCGCAGCCGAGCCATACCATGGTTTTGCAAATACGGCGGCGTAGGGCTGGTGGGCCGGTACAGCCTCAGAGATTTGTGGCAGGTCCAACAGCGCAACCTCGGCCGGGCCGTAAACAATCGTGCCGGGCAGGTTTGCAGATCGAAACTGGCCGGGTGGCAGATCGTAAATGGCGGCATCTGTCCGGATCGCCTCGATGGATCGCGCGCCCGCATCTGAAACCCGCTCCAGACGGTAATTCACCAACCTACCGTCATGATCGAGGCTCACCACATCCCCGGGATCAAGGGCAAGCCGTGAGGGTGGCAGGCTGGCGGTCAGGGTTTCTCTGCCCACCCAAGCCTCCATCAAAGCACGACGACAACGGCGATCCGCTTCCTCGGTCGGAACCGCCAGCGGAAAGCTTTCGGAAGCGATGCGAGATGCTTCAACCGTGATCCGTCGGGCTTCAACAGTTGCCGCATCATATTCCTCGTCGGCCCGGATGACTTGCCATTTCAGCGCCTGCGGCAATTCGGTTTCCTGCCCGCGGGTCAGCTCCATGACATCGCTCTGAGCCGCGACAAGCTCATCGGGTGTAAACGTCGCGACAGACTGACGTCCGCGTGTTTGAAACCGGATCACACCACCGCTTTCAACGGCATCAAAACCAAAGTGACGCGCCAGTGTGGCGATGGAGGCCCGCGGGCTTTCAAGTGCAGTGATAACAAAACCCGGCACGATATCGGCCAACTCGCTTACATCGACCAGAGCCGCATCCAATCCGGCGCGCCCGCAAATCTCGCGCACCAGCGCACCAAGCGTAATTGCCCCGGCTCGCCCGTTCAGCCAATGCCCGAACCGCCAGTTCGGTGCGTCGGCCCAGATATCCTCCCGAGCGGGAAAATCCGGATAGGGCCGCGCATCCCATGTCCAGACGGCTGTTTCCGCCATGTCAATCATGGGCGCTGCATAAATGCCAGACGTCGGATTGTTAGCCTCCTCACCCCAATAGCCCAGAATCGCTTCAAGATATCGTCGCTGAATGGCTTCGTCCTGCCAGCCGCGTGAAAAGTGCGGCAGCGCACTTTCGGATGATTTGGGATCAAGAAATACATTCGGTTGATTGGTGCCGCGATCAACCGCTGGGCAGCCGATCTCGGTGAAACGGATCGGCTTGGATTGCGACGTCCAGTTGGTGGGAGTGGTGTTTTCCACGCCACCGGATCGGTTAAAATGCTGGTTTGACCACCAGTTCTGGATGTCCTTGGGCCGAAACACCCACGGCTTGCCATATGCCCCGTCGGTGATTGGCGTGCGGGTCTGTGCTTTTCGATCTGCATCCGAGGCATAGAACCAATCGAACCTCTCACCACCTTCGATATTGCTGCGCAGGTAGTCGAGATCATGGACACGTGCCCAACCGGCTTGCGCATCCAGATGATCCGTCCCGTCACGCCAATCCGATAGCGGCAGGTAATTGTCGATGCCGATGAAATGGATATTTGGATCGGACCACAATGGATCGAGGTTATAGAACAGATCTCCACTGCCATCATTTGGCTGATGCCCGAAATATTCCGACCAGTCAGCAGCATATCCCACATGCCCCGAGAGGATTTTGGGCGTGCCGGAGGTTAGATGGATATCAAAGCCCGAGGCAATCAGCCCGTCAAACATGATGATCTGCAGTTGTACCCAGCGGGTTCCAGCTGGCAAAACGCCGCTACCGCTGGTCGTTGCTGTTGGCACAGAGGCGCTCGCATTGGCCGCCGCATCAAGGAACAGCGGCGAAAAGGCATGCGGGAACGAAATATCTGCCTCTCCACCCGCTTCCGGCAGGCCGAAAGCGCGCAGCTGTAACCTCGTGCCACCCCAGACCCAGCCCTGCACGGCAGAGAATTCCAGCGTCACATTGCCCGCATCGATATCGGCAGCAGAAACCCCGGCGGCAATCACATCAATGCATTTGTAAACCGTCCGGTTGTTGGTACCGCTGGTATCAAGAGTTCCGGTGGTGGCGGCAGGCAGGGGCGATTTCCAGTTCTCCCAGGTTGGGGCGGTTGATTCCATAACCCCTGCCGGAGTGTCACCGGGATAGGGCACGAGGGTGAGTTCGGTGAAATCAACCGCAATGGGATAAAGCCCGGTCGAGATCGTCACGAGATTGGCCACGTCGGCTGCCAGTTGCTTCAGAGCCGCCACTGCGGGATAGGTGGCTGCCCCATCACGGATCTGGGTCAGCCCGCGCAGCTCAGAGCCAATCAGGAAAGCATCCACCCCTCCCGCAGCCGCGCAAAGATGGGCGTAATGCAGGATCATGCGGCGATAACCCCAGTCACTGGGATCACCAGTCCAGGAGACGGTCTCGCCGGTGATGTTGAAATCCGAAGCCTGCGCATTGCCAAAGAAGGCGGAAACCTGCGTGGTGGCTGCTGATGTTTTGTCTACCGTGCCGATAAACCCCGCAGCGGGCGAACAAGTAGTCCTGCCCCGCCATGGATAGGCTGGCTGGCCAGCTGCCGCCGCATTGTCGGAATACGGGTCGGGCAAAGTGTTTCCTGCCGGGATATCCATCAGCAGAAACGGATAAAACGTCACCCGTTTGCCGCGCGCCTTAAGCTCTTTAATGGCCTGCACGATGGCGAAATCCGCTGGTGTGCCGCCGTAAGCCGGGAGGCCCTCGGCATCTGAGCTCACCACTTGGGCGGAGGCGCGGGTCACGCCATTCACCGCCCATGATTTTGGCGAAGTGATCTTGGTGGTGTTTTCAACACCGGGTTTGATCTGACAATTACCAGCATTGAGATCGGTGCCAAACCATGAGGCAACCAGTGAGATGCTTTCCACATTCGGCAGTGCTGTTTCCAGCCGATCAAGCGAGATCACCATGTCAGTGGCTTCAGTGCTGGCGTGGACGTTTTCTGGCGCCGTTGCCCCGGCTGTGCCGCGCCGTATCGGCTCGGTTGCATAGACAAACTCGCCGGAGCCCGGCGTCAGGGTCACCGCTTTCACGAGACTTTCGACAGTATCTGGATCATTCAGGGATCGGAAGACCTCGAACGATAGCTGCGGGATACGATTGCCGAACTGCTCCAGCGGCAATTCCTCGAACATTACATAAGCCGTGCCGCGATAGGCGGGTGCATTGCCCGTGCCCATTTTGGATTCAATGAACGGGTCCGGCGATTGCGCCTCATCGCCCGTATGAATCCGCCATGTGATCCCACTCAGGTCCAACAGCTTACCGTCGGCCCAGATGCGTCCGATACCGGAAATCCCTCCTTCGCACAGGGCCACGGCAAAAGACGCGGTATAGAGATAGGCCGTTGTCGTGACGCCGCTACCGCCTCCGCCTTTGCCGCCACCCTGCGTGGTTGTATTGACGGTTTCCGTGAAATCTGTGGCCCAGATAAGATTGCCGCCGATGCGCATGCGGCCATAGACGCGTGGGATTATTGCCCCTTCAGTCGAAGTGGTGATCGTCAGATTTTCTAGTCGGGCACCCTCGATACGTTGCCCCGGCGCCAGTGACGACACAATCCAGCTATCGATCATCGAGCCAGCAAAGGAGCCGATTGCACCTCCGATGGTTGCAGCGCCGACACCAAGAATGCTGCCGCCGATAGCCCCGCCTAGCGCGGAACCAGCCGAAGCCAGAAGAATGGAGGCCATGTCAGGTCTTTCGTTTTTGGGCGGGTGGAAAGCGGAAAGCGAAAGCAATCCGGCGTTGCCAGGCGGCGGTCAAAAGTTCCTCGATCACGCCCGTGCGCTCATAGGCGTGGATGAAGCGGGAGCGCCCGTTGTGGTTCCTGCCGCTGAGAATGCCGCAATGCTTGGCAATCGCGCCTGCGCGCATGCGAAACAGAATGACGTCGCCGGTACGAGCCTCGGAAACATCCAGCTCGATCATCGCTGCCCGAGCGGCTTCAGCCAACACTTCGACCGGCCCCGCCTCGCCCCAGTCACGGGAATAGGGAGGCACGGGCATCGGCTCAGATCCGACAAAATCGCGCCAGACGCCGCGCAACAGGCCGAGACAGTCACAACCGACACCGCGAACCGAGGCCTGATCGTGATACGGCGTGCCAATCCAGCGGCGGGTGGCTTTGACGATGCGCGCCGGTGCGGTTCTGGACCGGCCTGCATCACCAATCACAACACGGCCCCTGCATTGGCATCACCCTTGGCGGCGTAGCGAACAATGGTGTCCTGACCCGGAATGTGAGGGAAACCTCGGAAATTGACCGCATTGGCGAACTTGCTCTGACAGGTTTCAAAGCGTTTGTCGCAACCGGCGAAGATGTCGAAGTTGTCGCCGATGTTGATCGGACGAACCGGCGCTTCAAGCAGGGTGATCATTACGTCCGCACCGGTCTGTCCATGGCCCAGGACCTCGGCCTTGCGTCCGATATTGGCACCGGTCAGCCAGGATAATGTGCCGAGCGCGAACCAGTCCTCGGCAAAACCCGAGAGACCGGAAACCGAGAAACTGCGATCCCCCGAGATTGAAACCACTGTGTCGGTCGCTTTGAATACCGGATCATTCAGATCGACGCCGCAGCGCATATCCCCCAAAGCCGCATCGCAACTCGCCTGAAACGTCCGCCCGATGGTTTGCCCCAACACATGGGCCAGCGAGCGCATCTCGGCCACGAACTGCAGCCGTCCCCTCCGAACCTGGCCGATGGCACCGCGTCGCAGCAGGGCCCGGCTGGTGGTGTCGGCCCAGTTGACGCGCCAGATTTCTACGGTCGCATTGTCCCATCGACCATCAAGGATATCGGTTTCGGTGATGGTGTTGGAGGTTAGAACGCCTTCAGCCTCTTGCGCGTCAACCGACAAATCGGAGCCGGAGCGGATTTCCGAAGCGGTAAAGCCGGATTCGGGCTCAAAAGTGGAGCCGTCAAACGTCAACGGCTGATCGTGATCGGTGAACCCGAACACCGCCCCGTCATTGCGGGTCAAACGCCAGCACCAGGCCAGTGTGGTGGTGCCGGTATCGAGATGGGTTTGCAGAGTGGCAGGAAAGGATTTCATCGCCGAACCTCGATCAGGGGAATGGAAGTGATGGACCCGAGGCGCTCCAGATCATGGGTGACGTCGAGCCGGTCGGTGTCGAAACGCACCGGCACATCGAATTCGAAACCGGCAGTAATTGCGGAGCCACTGGCCGGAGCTGTGGCAAAGGCAATCAGGCCCGTGGTGGTATCGACCGACCAGCCCGATGCCTGCAACGCACCGTCCAGCGCGACCATGACGAACCCGGCCACCGGTTTCGTGATGGTGCGGGTCCACGTTTGCGCGCCGGAAACGTATGCCTTTACCAGTTGGAAAGATTTGGCGGTGCCGTCGCCGGTGCCGATCGTCTGGTCCATGGCCGATGGTGTTCCGGATGGAAGGCAGGATTTGTAATCGCCCCAATCCTTGTCTTATGACTTTCCTTGGTTCCCATGCGAAAAGGAACCCGTTGACCGGCACCTCATATATATGAGGTGCCGGTCAACGGCGGCGGCTGGATCGTCTCAATCCTGGTTTGTGAGGAC